CCTAAAAACAGAGCTAATAGAACATAAATTACTTTATTTACTTTTCTTGGCATAAATTTTTCTCCTTTGTATAAAGCGTTTAAATACAGATAACATGGTTTTATTTATATAGATAAAACCCTTGAAAATACTGGCACGTGGTAGTCTTCTGGTGGGGTTAGAATGGTAACTCTTCTTCTGCCCAATCAGATATTTCAGAGCCTAAAAATATATCTATCCTATGATCGGTTGCTTTACTATTAAAATAAAGCAAATCAACACGACCGAATGAATTTTTTTTGAAGGTAAATTCGTCAGAAAATACATTAATAATCTCATTTTTTAAAAAATAACCAACTTTTTCCATTAAATCATTTTTTAAAATATTTTGAAAAACTATAGGCAAATCATAGAAATCGTCACATTTTTCTTTATTAATATTCTTAGCTTCAAGACTAATTATCAATTTGTCTACTTTTGTGTATTCTTTTTTTATTTTATCTATTGATAAACTTGATTCTTCAAAAAAATCAGGTTGATCTTGGTTAACATAATATTTCGGAACAGCTTTAAACTCTAAGGTACAAATTTTAGTGTCAAATTTTGAGACTTTAATAAAAATTAATATTGAAGAATCATCTTCGTCCTTCACACACGATATATCATAATCTATTGGAGAATATTCGAAAAAATCACTTGGAGTAACTTTTAAGTTATTACATATAGTATTTACCGTCGCATAATCAACTTGCTTTGACTTGTTAGAAGTAATTTTAGAAATAGTCGATTGCGCAATTCCAGTATCAACTGCCAAGCGAGAACCACTTAACGACCTTTCTGCCAATAGTATAGCCAATCTGTTTATTAACATTTATTTACTCCTTAATATTTTTCTTTATTATAGCGTAATAACTAAAAAAAATAAACTATGAAATAAGTTTTTTACGTGTGACACCATAAACTATTTCTGTTAACATAAACATAAGTTATATCGATTACGCTATAATTTAACCATATAAGAAAGGAATTATGTTGCATGGTAAAAAATAATTTGCATATAGTAATGGCTTTAAATAATACTAAAGCTAGTGAAGTTGCTGAAAAAACAGGTATATCCAAATCTACCATTTCTAAATTTATTAATGGCAAAACAGATATTAAACTATCTACTTTAATCAGTTTATGTATTTTTTTTTAAGTGTCAATTAACTGACTTAATTGAACTCACACACGAAGATTAGGAGGACGCAAATGAAAACTGAACATTGGAATGGATATACTATCCGATTTGTAGAGCACCAAAATGAATGGTGGGCGGTGCTAGCTGATATTGCTAAAGCACTAGATCTGAATCCAAAATTTATTAAACAACGTTTGGGAGATGAGGTTGTTTCAAACAACCACGTCGCAGATAGTTTAGGGCGTCAACAAGAAATGTTAATCGTTAATGAGTTTGGCATTTATGAAACTATCTTCTCAAGTCGTAAGAAGGAAGCCAAAACCTTTAAATTATGGGTATTTGAGATTATCAAACAACTACGCCAAAGCACAGGGCTAGAGGGCTTCCAAGTATTTAGAATATTTGATAAAGAACATCAGAAGCAGGCAATGAATAGGCTTGTCGATGGCTTACAAAATGCAACTAAGAAAGACCTTATCAAAGCAAATACTATTGCAAACAAAGCCGTTTCTGACCTATATGGTTATCCTAAGATGATTAGTAAAAACGAGATGACAGAAAACATGTTGCGAGACCGTGAGCCTATCCTTGATGAAACGGTTGAACTAATCAAGGTTAAAGAAAAATACGGCTTAAATTTTAGTGTATCTGAAGCTATCTATAACCAAAACACAATAAAAAAAGCGCAGTGATGCGCGTGGATAAAGGAGAAATGATTATGAAAGCAACAACTTACAAAGAGTTGAAGAAATGGATTGATGAAGGTGTTGATTTAGCTGAGCTAGCACAGGGTTACGCTGACAAAGTACCAAATGCAGATCGCGAACAGTTTGAAGCAATCACACAGGAAATTTTCAACGTATTGGAAGGCGTATCGCTCATGCTTGATGACAAAGCTCTAATCTATAATCGCAAAGCAGAGAAAAAGCGTTTGAATGACATTGAACAAGGCAATTATTAATCAATAATCAAGAGCAACAAAAAAAGGCTTACCGAGACCAATCAGCACAGCCTTTAACTAGTATAACTAAACTCAAATAATAAAGCAGGCAAGCTATTATTAAAGAGGTTTTAGTAAAAGATTTGATAGCTAGATTATACCATATCTAGGATATTTTGACTACTATCCTTTAAAACTAGCACGAATCTAGTACAAGAAACAAGCAATCAATAAGAATACTACACAGAAAATAAAATTAAGCGAGAAAAGACATAATGAAATATAGAGTAGAAACAAATCCTTTTTCAAAAGATAGATACACTCCTGAACAGCTAGAAATGTTCAAAAATCGCCAACTCAGCAAAGATAAAGCTGAAGCATATTTCACTCGACTATATAACCAACATATTGCTCGGGTGATTATTGCTAATGTAATGGCAGAGTATACGACTACATTCAGGAAAAGTGCCACTACTTTTGAAGAAGCATGGGGCGCTTTAGGTTATAAACAAACCACAGAGATTGTCTTTAGAGCCGTTAATGGTTTACCATGTTCAGAGAAAGACACAGGGGAATTAGAAACTTATTTAAGTGAGGTATCCGCATGAGGAGTATTGAAGAATTAAAAGCGATTGCTGAATATATTTTGGAACACATGACGGATAGTGAAAAAGCCCATTTTCCTAACATGACAAGAGAAGAAAAAAAAGGATTGATAATTAAATATGGCAATTCAAGAACTTAACTTTACACCAACACAGACACTTATTTTATTCATTGTTTTAGGTCTCTTAGGGTTTCTCCTTAGCCGTTCTAAGTCTTTAATAGACATTGATTTACCAGAAGATACCCAAGCACCTAAACCACCTCAGAATGCAAACTATGGGGCTTATATTCAATCACAGAACCATTATTACAATTAGAGAGGAACTGCATGACAACGGAAGAATATTTTAAAAAATTGCTAGAAGATAGCGAAAAACATCCTACAAACTGGTTGAGTGATAGGGTTTTAGACAAAAATATCAAAATGCTAGATGAAGATATTGAAGCAGAGTGGGACGATTTTCCGTTATTCACGAAAAAAATATTTATCAATACTACACAACGTGACTATAACAAAGCTGATGCCGTTGTTAAATTTTTGGAATCAATGCCAATAGAGATGGAATATAAAAAAGGGCTAAATATAGTTATACAAGCATTGAACGAGTTAAAAGATAGTCTTAAAAATCAAGTGCTTGGTGTTATTGATAACCAAATCCTGTTTCCAAATGATAAGGAGGACACGAAATGACACTACCAGAGAATTATAGACGTGTCCTTAATCTGATCAAGGTTGGAGCAGACAATCCTATCACAGGGGCAGAGATTAGCTTAATACTGAAACTTGAAGAACGTTCAATCCAAAGTATCATCAGTAGCTTAATCACGCGCTATAACGTCCCTATTGTCGCTATAAGACATGGCTTTAATCGTGGCTACTTCATCCCAGCTAATAAGGAAGAATTACTAGAGGGTGCCAAAGCCTTTTATAACCAAGTACAAAAAGAACAAGAACGTTTGTCTGTATTAATGAATGCGGACCTAGAGAGTTATAAGAAGTTACTGAAGGAGGCTGATATGAATGTTTAGTTTAAGTAAAGAGAGTGAACAGGATTTAACTCAGGGGGTACTGGAGCTGGTAGGAAATTACCTGGAAGTACGTGAGCAAACCCAGCCCAGACTATTAGGGTTGATAACAGCCCAGCAAATTAAAGATGAACTAGGCATAAAGGCCAAGACATTAAAGCGTTGGGAAGATAACGGTCTAAGACGATACCAACCACCACTAGAAGATACGAGGAAGCATTACTATAAAGTCAGTGATATTCTTATTTTTTTGGGGGTGGATACGTAAATGGCTATTTATGAAACAAGAGGTTTTAGTTCTTATCTCTACCCCTACAAAGGACAGTTAGAACCATTTGACTATATTGCTCATTTTAAACCTTTGAAACCTCCTGAAGGCATCGATATTGAAGAATACAAGCGAACACAAGCTCCCTACTGCCTGAGTGGCAAAGTCACAGCAGAGAAAAACGGTAGCTATAAGCGTAATAATGCTAGTTTGGTTTACCGTGATTTGATTTTTCTTGACTATGATGAAATAGAAATAGGCGTAAACCTACCTAAAATCGTTTCTGAGACACTTTGGGAGTACAGTTATATTATTTATCCAACGATTAAACACACACCCAAGAAGCCCCGTTATCGTCTTGTTGTGAAGCCTAGTGACGTGATGAACGAGGAAATTTATAAGCAGGTAGTTAAGGACATAGCTGATAAGATTGGACTACCTTTTGATTTAGCTAGTCTTACCTGGTCGCAATTACAAGGCTTACCCATCACAACAGGCGTCCCAGAAGATTATCAGCACTATGCGAACCGTGGTCTTGATTATCCTGTTCCTAAAAATGGTAGCACGCCAAACCAACAAGTTGTTACTACTTACACGCCACGCTCTAGAAGTCAGCGGTCTATCACTATGAGGGTAATAGATACCTTGTTTAATGGTTTTGGAGACGAAGGCGGGCGCAACGTGGCCTTAACTAAGTTTGTTGGCTTGCTATTTAATAAATGGGTGGATTGTGATATAGAAACAGCTTACGAATTAACAAAGATCGCTAACAGTGTGACAGCTAACCCCCTACCAGAGAGGGAGCTAGATAGGACTTTTGAAAGTATAGCAAGAGCAGAATTTAGAAAGAGAGGATAGAATCATAGAAAAGGAAGAATTGAAAAGCCTGGAAAGTGAAATCTTAGAGGCGCGTGAGAATGAGCAACCGCCCAAGACCATGAGAGAGCTAGAAAACCGTATCTTTCAAGCTGGTGAACAATGGCGGGAAGAACACACGGAAACCAAAATAAATGAAAGTACAGGGGACGTTACCGAAAAGGTGGCCATACCCCAGGTTTTCACAGTTGCCAAAATGCTAAGCGAAATTATCACCTTTACTTTTATCAGTAAAAGCAACGTACCTGATTATAGCCTACTCTATATCTATGATTTAGATGAGGGCATATATACGGCTAGTAATGACCTATTTAACCGATTTTGTAAGACTTTTGACGTGAGGATTAAGCCTAGGGAATGGCCCCAGATTAAGCTAATGGTTAGGACATTGACAAGGATAAAGAAACCGCTGGAGAGCGCCTACTTTATCCCTGTACAGAATGGCATTATTGACTTAAGGACTAAGGAGCTACTTCCTTTCAGTCCTAAATATGTGATTACAAGTAAAATCAGTACAGCTTACCACGCGCCTAAGCGGGTCCCAACCGATAGGGAAGGGAAGACATTTGACGATTGGTTAAACTCAATCGCTTGCAATGATAGTGAACTAGTAACCTTGTTTTGGCAGATTATCCTGGAGGCTATCAATCCAAACCATACACGGAATAAGTTTGCTATCTTTTACGGGGACGGTAACAACGGAAAAGGGACGTTTCAGCGGTTCCTTATCAATCTGATAGGAGAAAGTAACGTATCGGCATTGAAGCCCGTCCAGTTTGCTGAAAAGCATAACCTGGAAACGCTAGTAGGTAAAGTTTGCAATATTGGAGACGAGGCACCTAATGAATACTTAAAAAATCCGTCTGACCTAATGAGTATTACCAGCGGGGACACCGTGCTAGTCAATCCAAAGGGGCGCCCAGCTTTTGAAGCGACCTTCAAACTCTTTAATATCTTTTCAGGAAACTATATTCCCAACGGTGGAAATAAGACAAAGGGCTGGTATAGGCGTATTATGATTGTCCCATTTAATGCTGACTTTAACGGTGAGAAAGAAAAGCCCTGGATCAAAAATGATTTTTTAGGCAAAAAAAAGGTGCTAGAGTATGCCCTTTATAAAGCTATCAACCAGGAGTCGTTTACTCATTTTATCGAACCGCAGGCAGTCAAAGGCCTGTTAGAGGAATACCAGGAAGATAATGATTACTTGTTATCTTGGGTAAAACATGAGTACATGGAAAGAGGTTGGCACGAGCTGGACGTAGTCCCCGTTTTTATCGCTACAAGATCCTTGAAGCATTATGCTGAAGATATGGGAATACCTAAGCCAAATGTTTACGGTGCTGGTAAGGAGACAATCAGGCACTTACAACAGCTAACACAAAATAAGTACCAACTCAAAAAAGCGCGTGTAAAGGTTGAAGATCTTGACAAGTTAGACCCTTTGGAGTTTGAGAGACCGAAACTGGGGAGAGTAAATCACGCTATAACAAAAAAAGAATAATGTTGACCTTCTTTTGATGATCTAAACCCTTGCAGTTACTAGGATTTTACAAAATTTGTTGACCTTCTTGTTACCTTCTTTTTAACTCTCTATATAGGAAAAAAAGCAGTATTTATATATATAAGGGTAAGGAGTTAGAAAGAAGGTCAACATGGTAACAAAGCGGCTAGACCCTTGTGGCAGTAAGGCGGAGCTATGTTACCTAGAAGGTAACAAAATCACTATAGAAGGTAACAAATTGAAAAAAAGGAGCTAAAAAATGAAAATCAAACTATTTTATCAAAAACACAATGAATCACTAGATGATTTTGAATATCGGGTCAATCTCTTTACTCTATCAGTATCTGTAATAGATATCAAATTTTCAGAAGCAACTTATGGCAATTATGAGGATATGAGTACTACAACTTCTTTATTGGTCTTGTACAGGTAACTAGTATGAAACTAAAACTACACACACGAGGTGGTAACACCATCACCGTACAAGGAGACCGCACCCTTTATGATGAATTGGTTGAGATTCTCCTATCTGGCCGACGACCTACCTGGGTAAAGACTCCTTCTGGCACCATCAATTTATCAGAAATTATAGCAATCACAAAGGAGAAATAACACTATGAGAACATTTTCAGATACACCTAAAACATTTACATTCCGTTATACTTTTAGAGACTTTGACACTGCACAAGTAGCTTGTCATGCTATCTTAGGTTACATGACTGGTACTTATGAGCAACCAGTGATTGACGCAACTTATCACAATGATGACCAAGGTGGTCATGCTAATCAGTTAGTCTTAAAATATGCTGAAGATAGAAAGTTAAGCAAGGTCTTCAAGCGTATCTGTGACAGTTTCAAGGACTATTACAACCAACCTGCGGATATGACGGATGAAGAACTTGATGACATGGATCAAGAAAACGAATTAATCAAGGAAGTGAAAATGTGTAATGATAATCAGTTATTTACAAAGGAATACATTGCTAAGCGTACTACACAACTAGAGGATATTGATAAAACTATATTAATTAGGGATATCATTGCTTATGAATTAGAGTTGTTAGATTACGCTGATAGACTATTGAGCGATAAGTCTATTCGAATGGATAGTGAAACCGCACAAGGGACTATTGAACTTATGGATGATAATGTAATAAATTTAGTAAAAGAACTGGATACCGAACGCGAGTACCAAGGGTTACATAATTATGTCATTAGCTAAGTAGCGCACGGTAACAAAGAGGGATTTCCCTCTTTTTGTCATTTATTAAATAATTTTGGGTTGTTTGAACCTTTAGGAGACAGTATGAAAGAATTATCCATTGAGAGTATTATTAAACCGATGAAGAAATATGACAAGACAAAGATTACAGGAACAATGGATAACCAACCTATTCGCATAGACCTAGATAATCTGGTTATTCATTATAACCATCAAAACTTATTACTTGAAACGATACCAGGAACTTATGGTGGTAAACGCTACTTCTTCTTGTGTCCTAAATGTGAGAGACGTTGTCGGAAACTGTTTAAAATTTACAATATCTTTGCCTGTGGTTCTTGTCAGAAAGTTCATCAAGCGACACTCAACCGAAGCAAGACAGATTGTCAATACTATTGGCAATTAGCCTTTAAAGAGTGTTTGAAAGTAGATCCAAAAGCAAGACATAAACATGATTATTATAGTCGTGAGGACTTTCCTAAGCGTCCAAAATACATGAGATTGTCAAAATACTTATATCACTGGAGGAGATTTCATTATTATATGGATAAGGGAGCCAGTCACTGGTTATAATACGGAAACACCCCCACTCTTTTTTTAACGGGGCTATATCGTTCGTGTTTTTGAGAACGCGCCTTTTTCCGTGCAAAAAATTCCCTTTTTGAAATTTTTGATAAAAGTTAAAAGCTTGATTCTAAAGGATTTTATATCTAATTTAAGCTAAGTACCCTACCACAAAGAATGACTTTATCAGACTAAAATAAAGCATGGTTTTAGACCTTCTATCTGACAAGTTGATATTTTATATTACCAACTTTAAAAAGCGCTTAGAAACGATTTTAGAAGCCAAAAGCGAAGTACTACAAAAAATATCTAGTTTACGAAACGAGAAACACAAAAAGACGCTCACACAGAACGTCTCCTTAGTTAAATTTAAGCTTAACTGAATTATACCAAAAAGGAGTTAATCATGGGCGCTAAAGAACAATTAAAAGAATTGAAGCCACTTTTTGCTTTAATGACCTTATTTGAGGAACAACGAGACAAGGACATCAAGCTGATGAATGCTTTTCGTAATCCTGAGTTACTAAATGGCATTGAAAAAGGTACTGCACAGCAACTCTTATGTTTGGCAAAAGAACGTGACAAGAGGCTAGCCATGATTACCTCCCTACAAGATGAGAAGCAGATAGCTGTTATTAAGGCTAGATATGTGGATGACTTATCATGGGACGAGATACCAGATAAAGTAGGTTGTTCAAGGAATACTGTTTTCAAACTACATAGAGACGCTTTAGAGGTGTTAGATGAACAAGAAGAACGCCATGCGTAAACTTAAGGAGTTCCAGAGGTGGCAACGTATCGCCAATAGCCTTGATTTAACTTATAACGAGCTTTACCAGTTTGATATAGAAAATACCATTCCACGCGCAGAACGCACCTTGAAATAAGGCGAGAATGCGCCCTAGAGGAACTAGGTGCAATTAAGTATGCCATTAACCAACTGTCTAAGATAGACTACAGACAAATACTGATTGAGTGTTACTTGATTAGTGAAAAGTTATCTAATCAAGAGATTATGACGAAACTTAATCGCTCTGAAAGTTGGTACTACGAGACTAAGAAAAGAGCTTTGCTTGAGTTTGCGAAGTATTATAGGGATGGAATTCTAAACAAAATAAATTAATGAATCATAGTACCTTTATATCTTATATGTGGCATAATATCCGCCAGGGAGTAATTTTTTGATATAATATCTTCATAATTTAAATTTATTTTTTAAATGGAGGTAGTGAAATGCAAATAAAAACTTTTAATATGGCATATCCAGATAAGTCGTTTAAACCAACACCCATTAATGAATTGATAGAAAAGTTTGATAAAGAAATCAATCAATTCATGGAAAATCAAAAAGAAGTTATCTCTGTTAACACACAAACAAATGGACTCGCTGGTGGTTTTCAATATTTTGTCACTGTAGTTTATCGAAACTGACTTTGAAGGGACAAAAGAAATTAAATAAGCGGATAGAATATTTAAAAACTATGCTGTATTTAAACGTCTATATAAGCTATCTGATAAACCTTTTTCGTTACATGGTGGAATTGCCCAGTTGATAGGAAACAAGGTTAACGAGCTAGAAAACACTGAAAAAGCTATCTTGACCAATCAATACTAAAAACCTAGCAAAAATAGGATAAGCAGGAGACAATTTTGTACTGATAATCAGATAAGCCTTTCAGAATATATAATGTTACGAGAAATAGCACTTCTAAATTTTTATGAAAAAAATATCAATATCATTTTGATTAGATAATGAAAAAAGCGTAGCTGATGACTACGCTAGTTCTTGCCTACTGAACTCATTGATTGACAGAGTTGTAAATTAAATTTTTGCTTACTTTTTGCTTACTTTGAAGGAAATTTTAATGTCAACTAATGTTGACAAAAAATCTTAAAAATGTTGATTTAAAGCTATAAAGGCTTGTAAAGCAACCTTAAGGAAGTCTCAAAAATGCAATACAACAAAATGCTTTAATTATTACATTACATACTTTAAAAGCCTATTTGATAGGCTTTTTTGTTATATACTTTTTAGTGAGTCATTATATTTAATGAACCAAAAAGATTTTAAACTAACACTAGAATAAAAATCAACACTGTCAGTTTGTAATGAGTAATTTTTTACTTTGTAAAAAGGATATAGTAGAATTAATGTTACAAATACTTGAGAATGATAACTTATCTCGTCGAATCTTATATAACTAAGGAGATTTTATTATGGATCTAAATGATAGATTAAAAATAGAAGAAATGGAAGAGAAATATGATAGCTTCAAACCTAGAATCAATGCATTAGTAGAAGCTATAGATGATTTTCAAAAGCACTATGAAGATTACGTGAAATTAAGAGAATTTTATGGTAGCGAAGACTGGTTTAGACTATCAGAACAAACAGAAAATAATCTCAAATGCGGTGTACTGAGTGAGGATCAGCTCTTTGATTTTATAGGAGAACATAACGAGCTTGTAGGCCAATTTTTAGACATGTCTTCTCAAATGTATCGTCATTTATAATGTCAGTCCTTATAGGCTGGTTTTAAGTTTGAGGTAATAAACTGAGTAGCACTTGTGTAATTTGTTGAGGGCTTTCTTTTTTTCCCCGTGTTATCCACATTTGATAGACTCCAAAAATAGCATGACTGAGATAGACACTATAATACAAACGGTTGATATCAGACTTTGTTGCATCTGGATTGACCTCAGGTAATTCTTTAGAAAGCATTAATTGTAATTTATTAAGGATGTAGGTCTGAATTTCTTTTGTTCCATTTTGGGTTAAGAGAGCAGCAAATAATGATTCTCTATCTAAGAATTGAAAAATTTCGAGCAAGGCATCTTCTTTTTTAAATTGATTGCGATCAAAAATATATTCGACTTTATTGAAGAGTGACTGTTGGTATTGATCAATCATTTCATATTTATCTTTATAATGAGTATAAAAACTAGAACGACTGATTCCAGCTGTTTTAGTTAGATTAATCGTTGAAATTTCATCGAAGCTCTGATCTTTTAATAACGTAATCATAGCTGCTTCAATAGCTCTTTTTGTTTTTTCTCTCCTCGTATCGTTTACCATATTAATTACCCCTTAATATTTTTGTACATTTTTAAACATAGTGTCCAAAAACAAGATTTTTATCTTGAAATTATCTATCATCACTGTATAATATATTTTATCAAAAAAATGAACAATATGTCCAAAATAGGAGAAAAAATGTTAGACGAATTAAAAGCAATCATAAAAAGCCCAAAATTATGGATTACGATGGCTGGGGTTGCACTGATTCCAACGCTATATAATGTTATCTTTCTAAGCTCAATGTGGGATCCTTATGGGAATACTAAAAATTTACCTGTGGCAGTCGTTAACCAAGATAAATCGGCTAAATTAAATGGAAAAACTATTTCAATTGGCAAAGATATGGAGGACAATTTGTCTAAAAATGATAGCTTAGATTTCCATTTTACAACGGCTAAAAGAGCAGAAAAAGAATTAGAAAAGGGTCACTATTATATGGTTATTACCTTTCCTAAAGACCTTTCTAGAAAAGCGACAACTCTCATGACAGAAAAACCAGAAAGGTTAAATATTACTTATAAAACTACTAAGGGGCGTAGTTTTGTAGCTTCAAAAATGAGTGAGACAGCAGCTAATAAACTAAAAGATGAGGTAGCAGAATCTATTACAGGGACTTATACTGAATCAGTTTTTAAAAATATGGGTTCTATGAAAACAGGTATCAATAAAGCTGCTGATGGGAGTCAAGAATTATTAAATGGTTCTAATAAGCTACAGGATGGCAGTCAAACCTTGACAAGTAATTTAGATGTTTTAGCAAGCTCTAGTCAAACTTTTTCTGGAGGAGCTAATAAACTAAATAGTGGAATAAACCTTTATACAGATGGTGTGGGGACCCTATCTAACGGGTTAGAAATGTTATCAGATGGTGTTACTGCTTACACAACAGGTGTGCATAAGTTGAGTGAAGGTAGTCAAAAATTAGATGATAAGTCTCAAGCATTGATGGAAGGATCAGAAAAGTTGACGGATGGTTTACAACAATTGTCACAAGCAACTCAACTAAAACCAGAGCAAGAACGTACTTTGCAGAACCTTTCAGATGGATTAAAGAATCTAAATCAGATTATTACAAATTTACAATCGACAGCAACTACTGATAGCGATACTAATAGTAAGTTATTTAATTTTTTATCAACTATTGAATCAAGTACAAAGGCTTTGATGAATACGGCTGCTGCTGATAAACAAAAGCAAATGACTGCGGTACAATCAACGTCAGCTTTTAAAAGTTTAACCCCTGAACAACAATCTCAAATTACCTCAGCGGTTACTGGAACACCTACTTCAGCTGAGACAATTGCAGCAAATATTTCTTCAAATATAGAAAATATGAAAACTGTGCTTAGTGAAGCATCTAGTTCAGCCCCTTCTAATAATAACTCACAAAATTTTCAAACTTTGTCAGGAACAGCTAACAATTTAGTATTAAAAGCTATCTCAGATTTAGATAAAATTCAAAAATTGCCAACGGCTACTAAGCAGTTATATCAAGGTAGTCAAACCTTGACAAAAGGAATCACGGATTATACGAATGCTGTAGGGCAATTACGCAAAGGTGCAGAAACTTTAGATAGTAAATCCAATCAATTGATTTCAGGAACACAAAAAGCAAGTCAGGGAGCTCAAACTTTAGATAGTAAATCGGATCAATTGAGAGATGGAGCGGGGCAATTAGCTAGTGGTTCTGATAGAATTGCAGATGGTTCTAATAAGCTTGCTGGGGGAGGACATCAGTTGACAGATGGGTTGACAGAGTTGTCAGGTGGTGTTTCTCAATTATCAAGTTCTTTGGGTAAAGCTGGGGACCAGTTGTCCATGGTTTCTGTAAACAAGGATAATGCCAATGCTGTATCTAGCCCAGTCACTATCAAGCATGAAGATTATGATAGCGTTGATACGAATGGTGTTGGAATGGCACCATACATGATTTCAGTTGCGTTGATGGTGGTAGCTTTATCAGCCAATGTTATTTTTGCGAAAGCTTTATCTGGCAAAGAGCCAGCTAATCGTTTTAGTTGGGCTAAAAATAAATTATTAATCAATGGATTCATTGCAACTCTAGCAGCAACTATCTTATTTTTTGCAGTTCAATTCATAGGTCTTAAACCAGATTACCCTGGAAAAACCTACTTTATTATCCTATTGACAGCATGGACTTTGATGGCATTAGTAACTGCTTTAGTGGGATGGGATAATAGGTATGGTTCCTTCTTGTCGTTATTAATATTATTATTCCAGCTTGGTTCAAGCGCAGGAACTTACCCAATAGAATTGAGTCCTAAATTCTTTCAAACAATTCAACCATTTTTACCGATGACTTACTCTGTTTCAGGATTAAGAGAGACCATCTCGTTGACGGGAGACGTTAACCATCAATGGAGAATGCTAGTAATCTTTTTAGTATCATCGATGATACTTGCTCTTCTTATTTATCGTAAACAAGAAGATTAATAGAAAGTATCTAGTGATAGACTAACAGTATGATATGGTATGTCAAAGGATTTAGGAGGAGAAGATATGTCTACTTTAACAATAATTATTGCAACATTAACTGCTTTGGAACATTTTTATATTATGTATTTGGAGACGTTAGCCACCCAGTCAAATATGACTGGGAAGATTTTTAGTATGTCTAAAGAAGAGTTGTCATATTTACCCGTTATTAAACTTTTTAAGAATCAAGATGTATACA